TTAGTTTGTTTTTGTTCGCTTACAAAACCAACATTACCTGCACCTGTAGCGAGCGGGATAACTGCTTCTGGACCTTTTTCACCAATCAAAGCCAAAGTAGGTGTATTTATAATACCACCATCTGCCATTTTAGGTACTGCTGTTGAAATGGCCCCCATGGTCGTTCCGACTGCTGCTGCACCACCCGCAGTATATTTTGCCATTGTCGCCATATCCTTACCGAATGTCAGTCCCCCAAATAATACCCCCTTCAATGAAGCTATTACACCAATTATAGCTCCAACTGCCGCACCTATCGCAACCCAAGACCATTTAACCTTACTGGCTGTTGATTCAACTTTTTCTTCTTGTCTAACTAATGCACTTAATCGTTCAACATTAAGTCCTATTGCTCCTGCTAATGCTTCTCTTTGTAAATAATTCATTTTATTAAATTCAGCTTCTGAACCTACTAATCTCATAACTTCATTTTGTAAACCTACTGCATCACCAGTAAATGCTAATTGTCTTGCTTTATCAAGATTTATATTACGTCCTAATAATACTTGAGCTTCCATTTGTTTTTCAATAGAACTTTCAAAGTCAAGTAATGAACTAGATATACTTGATACATCACCTAAATTAATACCTAATTCTTTTGCTCTTTTTGCGGCTTCAAATATATTTGCTCCACCATCTTTTGCATACTTAGCGAAAAACTCTGTATTACCAGCCACATCTTCCATTATAGCTTTAAATGGAACACCCCCTTGTCTATAGCTGGACATTAGAGAATGTAACGTATCAAGACTTGCATCAGAAGTGGCTGCCATTGCCCCTAAAATCTTTGCTTGATTTTCAGCAGTTACTCCAGTAAAAAATGACATCATTTTCATATGAAAACCAAGTTTCATACTTGTTTCTTCTAAATTACCAAACTCTTCTGCTATGGCTCTTGATTCTGCTCCAAAAAATATAAACTCTGGTCTACTTAAAATATCCATTAAACCAGCACCAGTACCTTGCATAGCACTAAGTAGATTTTTACCTATATATGTTGCTATAGCCAAACCAACTACTTTAAAACCTGCAGCAAATCCTTTTTGTTTCTTTGCGGATTCATCTAATTGTTGAGAAAGACCTTTTTTATATGCATCACTAGCCGCATCAAACGCTGAACTTAAAGTACTACCTATACCTGGAATCATATTTGCAAACTTTTTAAGAGGTGCCATCATTTTTTGATGTTTAGTTAAAGCTTCAGAAGCACCTTTTTGAGTTTTTGCTTGATGTCTAGCTTTATCTAATAACAGTTTGTATATCTTTTTTTCAGCGGCAGTCTCAGCTTTATTATGTTTTTGTACTAAACTTTTTATATTTACTTTGTTGGCAAATATATCTTTTTGATTTTCAGCTAATTGTTGTCCAATATCTAATTGGTCTTCAAGTGTCTCTACAATCTTACCTGATTGGGATTTTATTTTTCCTAATCTATCATCTAACTCTTTAAAAATACCTACAACACCTTTACCCCCTTTTGCTATTCTTGATAGTTCTTCAGTAAATAAATCTTTAGCTCGTGGACCGTTATCCTTGGTAGGCATTTATTATAACCCCATACTTTTTAAATGTACATCATACTCTGGGTCTTTGTTTCTTCTTTTAGTCATTTCTGCTTCAGCGTCCTTATTAGCTTTATCAACTCTATCCATAACTTTTCTCATCTCTGGATCTTTTCTTAACTGTTTTTGAATTTGTTTACCTTTTCTGCTCCCTAAAGCTCGAAAAAGCGACCTCATGAATTCTTTTAAAACTGATTCGTTTTTATATGTATATTTTCCTATTCTACCGGACATTTTAAAACTCCTAAATATGTAGTTACTCATCTATAAATATCAAAAATAGTAAAATTTATTTTTTAATACGGGGAAAGGTTTGTTTGTGTTTTTGCTGCTCTTTTTTTATTTGAGTAGTTTCTTCTTTGTACTGTTTTTCCAGTCGTTGATAATAGAAACTACGTAAATAAATTGGCATATTGTATACTTCGTCAAAAGTGAAACCACCTTTACCGAAATATATTAATTGAAAGACTTGTTCGTGAATTAAAGGTTTGTCTTTAGGCTGAAGGCCAAAAAAACTGTGCGGTTATCGTAACCGCCACCTCCTCTTCCCTACCATCAGGAAAAGTAGCTGTTGTAAGCATATCTATATCAGGATTAATAGAATTGATATATTTTCTTATTTCTAATGAATCTACTGATAAAAGTTCAGTATCAACAAAATTATTAATAAACTTTTGTTCTGAATTACGGTCAACAGAAGTAATAAGTCTTTTCATACGACTTGTCATTGCTTTAACAATAGAACCGGGGAGTTTTTTTAGTACTTCCGCTTCTTTTTCCAGTTCTTTTTCATCTCTATGAGTAAGAAATCTAAGTGTTATTTCTCTCGTACTATTTGGTAATGTAAATGGAAACTCATTAGTGTTTGGTGATAATTTATCAAAATCAATTTCTTTATCATTTAATGTAGTTAAATCTACAGCCGCTGTAACTTCTTCACCGTCATCATCAAATGTTAAAAAATCATAGTTCTTACCATAACCAAGTATTCTAGCAGCAACTATAAGTGCATTCTTATCACCAATAAGTATATCATCTAAATTTATTTTTTTATCAACAATTAATGCTTCTAAAAGTTTATCAACTGCAATTCCTTGTTTTAATAAATTAGGTGAAGTAAGAATATCTTCTTCTCTTGCTGTCATATATCTCATTTCCACTTTACCTGATGCAAGCGGACTGTCTTTAGGATAAAAATATCCCTTAGATGGTAATTCCACTACTTCAGTAGGGAATTTTGTATCATTAGCCATAAATAACTCCTTTGTGTATTAAATTAATAACCAATTATAAGTATAACCTTTGTGTCCGAAATAACGAATTATTTTTTTGGTGCGAATTTCTCTTTGATTGGTTTAAGAATCATATCGAAAAGAATATCGTCATATTTTGTTGGGGTAAGTTTCACAATTTTTTCAATTGCGTAAATACCAACCAAAACATATTCCCAATTTGCTGCTATCCATTCAGTCATTGTATTCTCCTATTAATATTGTAAGATTGCGTAATCATATTTTAATGTTAACTGTATTTCTGCCGGATCACTTGAAGCGTAATCTAAATCCCCAAAATTAGCTGTTTCTATATAAGTACCTTTTAATGTCCACTCTTCTACTAAATCACCAACCGGTCCTAACATATTAAACGTAACATCTTTTTTATAAAAATCTGAGTATCCATCACGCCCTGTTACTGATTCGTGGGATAACCTAATCCATTCCATAGTTGCTTGTGCTGCAGACGGAACAACTGGGTCATAAAGTGTAATATCTATTGGTTGCCAAGCACCCTTACCTTTAATATATCTTTTTACATTTATGTGATCTAAGACTATTTCTTCAAACTGAATCTGAGGTCTATTAGCAGTTTTTACTAAATACGCTGGAACACCTTCAATATACATGATAAACCGATTTTTCGTCTTCGGTTCAAACGGTGTAAACATAATTTCTGAAGGATCTAATGTAGCCATTCTTTAATCTCCTATAAAAAATCTTTTTTATTCATACTCATAAATAAATATCACTTAAACAAATTTTCGTTAATTTCAATAAAAAGAAAAACCCCAACTTGTGATTGGGGCTTTTCTAGTATACGTTATTTGATAGTTATAAGTCAAACTTATTCAGGAAACGTGGCTCCTGTCGGTTGTACGATAAAATCAAGTACAATGAACTCTGCAGTTCTTGTAGGTTGAATAAATATCTGTCCAACTAATTGATTTCTGTCTACAATATCTGGTGTGTTATTAGAATCATCCATAACAACTCTAAATGCACTTAAACCACTATTCTGTTGTACTTGTTCAAGATAAGGATTAACAATATTCAAGAAACGATTTCTCAATGCTGTAGTATTTTGTTCAAATACTAAGTATCTTGAAGAACTTGCAATGAATTTTCTCAATGCAATCAACAATCTACGAACATTGATTCTATCTAATGCTGAAGGTTTAGACTGTAATGTTTTCTGTCCAAATACCACAACTCCCTGTCCAGGAAATGATGCTATTGGATTGATTTTGTTCTCATACAAATCATCACGTTCTGCATGTGTTAACCTTGTTTTAGCTTCTACTACTGTAGTTAATCCACCACGATTCAAACCTGCTGGTGCGAACCATTCATGTGCTACCTTATCTGTATAAGATATAATACCTGGTAACACTACTGAAGGGGGAACCCAAACTGGTCTTGATGTATCTCTATCTACAATCTTAACCCATGGATAATAAGTAGCTGCGTAATTAGTATCTAATGTTTTAACTGTAGATTTAACTGTTGATATCGCATCTCCAAATCCATCAGCATCCAGTATATAAAATGCGTCTGCACGAGATTCTACTTTAGAAATAGCGTGGTTTGTTACTGATGAATGTAATCCATGAATTACACCTGGAGTTACTAACAAGTTGATATCAAATTCATCAGGATTACTAATTGCGTTAATTGCTCGTTTATATGATACTGAACCACTTGCTGTTGAAGTTGAACAATCAAATCCTTGTGTATTTGTTGCTACTATATCACTTCCTACATAATAAGGTGTTGCTGGATTTCTTCCATCAAAACCCCATTGTAAAGGAACTGTAAACTTCAACTGTTGAATTGCTGAACCTGAAAGTGTTAAATAATTATTACCAGTAGAATTTGTTGAAGATAGTGAAGAATCAAAAGTATCACTACCATACTGATCTTCAAGACTCATTGTTACATTATTACCTGTAGATGCTGCATTTGGTATTGGAGCTAGATACTGCATATTATCTTCTTTAATATATGGTGTCATCAAATCAATACCATATGGTACTGTAGCATCAAATGTACCATTTACATCAGTTTGACTCGTTTTAAACGAAGCTGTTGGAATATTAGTACCACCCGGTACAGGATTTTTAACAGCTGCGTGTCCCATTGGAACAACTGTCTTTGGAAAATTAAATACTCCATCTTCTTCCATCTGATGATAATCACCTACTCTAATAAATTTACTCATATTATCATAATTACCATAATATGTTAATTTACCATTAGAATCTATTTCAACCCAACGGTCACCAATTCTTTTAGCAAAATAATTTGGTGAAGCTGGATCTAATGTTAAAGTATCATATTCTTCCAAAGTAGTACTATTACCAACATCACTAACATGAAGTGAAAATTGTCCATAATCAGACCCCGCTATATCAGTTGCAGGTTTAAGATTCAATATTTTAACTTTATATGATGTATTGATTTCAGTACCATGTGAACGACTATATACTCTAAATAAATTATATCTATTACCACTAACAAGTTGAGATGCTAACATAGGTGTTCTTGCAAACTGATATTCTTTATTTCCTGTCCAAGCAGTTGTTACATTACCTTTACTATTAACTCCTGCAGAACCACCTTGAAAATCCATTCCGTTATTAGTTACTATTGCTGAAGCTGAAATCTCACTATTATTACCGCTATCGTGAGACCAATTCATTCCAGCATTTTTGAAAACTTTATACACATAAACTGACGCAACATTTCCAGCAGAATCTCTTACTTGTACTTGTGGATCTGAACTTATAACATCTGTTATATAATTAGCACTTGCAGTATTAAAAGAAAGATTATATGTTTCAGCTGAAACATTGGTACCTGAAACTATCAACGTCATATCGTTCCATTGACCGTGTGATGCTGATATTTCACTTGCAGTGAAATCTCCTGTTCCACTTGAACCACGTGATGGTGCTAAAACTGCAAAAGACTGACTGGTTGAACCACTGTGTGCTACTAATTGAATTGAATCAACTTTGTATCCACCGAGTCCTAAGACTCTAACTATTGTTACTACCCCTGCACTTCTTAAATATTGTTCTACTGTATACGGTGTGTAAAATCTTGCATCCATCCCACCAAACATTTCTTCAAATTCTTGATATGATCTGATTTGTGTAGGTGTGAATGCTGGTCCTTTTTTAGTTGGACCAATTATTGCTGCACCTATTTCACCAATTGCTTGAGGTAGGAATGATAAATCTCTTTCACGGGTAAATACACCTGGACTTACAATTCTTTCTGCCATTTTTTTTCTCCTAAAATCTTATAAATTAAAAACTAATATAGTTATACTATTATAAGTATAAAGTAAATTACCTAAAGTATAGGTTTTATAAGTATTTTTTAATAAATTTAGATATTTGTGGAAGTAAAAACACCTGTTTGTGGATCAAGTTGTCCTGGACCATATTTTTCATTCAACTTTTGAACTATATCTCGTTCTTCTTGTTGAACTGCCGTATATTCAGTTTCTAATTCATCTTGACGTATTTCAAGAGCTTCCACCTGTTGGTTTACAAGTATTCGTTGTACAGATAATTGTCCAAATGCAACTTGTTTTTCTTGATAGTTGGTTTGTAAATCTTGTAACGATTTCAATTCATCTTCTGTAAACTTAACTTCAGATGATTCTACAACTTTTGTTTTTTCAGTCATAACTATAGTCTCCTATTTTTTATAGTTTTATGTTTTAATAAATATTGTTTAGTTTTATAAAAAACGATTTTTTTTTTATACTTCAATAACCTTATATATTCTTTCAGAGGAATCTGAACCTGTTAGCTCATTCATTTTAGTAATAGCATCACTTTCACTATTAAACTGCCATACTTGCATATCACTAGAAGATGCTATATAAACATTTCTAGTTGCCCAAGGTGGATCTGTAAAATCTCCACTTGAACTTGGTGCTGGATACATTTGTTTTACTACTCTAAAAGCCATTTAGATTCTCCATTCTTCTATTAATAAATATTAACTTAATAAATATCCCTTTATTTAATATAAATATTTTCATTATCTATTATGCGTATTATCTTACTCACCTTAAGCTTCAATTTTTTCGACTAATTCTGCTTTACTATCACCAGCTTCA